TAACAAAATTCTTTTTAAGAGTACCGTCTGCGAGCTTTACTGGATTAATAGCTCCTGCAATATCTTTGCCAAGATGGCGAGCTTTCACGTTGATAAACTTATGAGTTCCGAAGCTGACTTCGTTCTGTAATTCATCAGATGTTTTCTGTCTTAGAATAAACATGTGAGACGAGAATTGAGTAATACGATCAGAAAGAGAAACAATGCTTTCGTCATCAGTTATACTTGATGAATTTTTGTTCGTGACAATACCTGCGCGATTAGACTGTACAGAAGTCATCATTGATATACATGGTCCTTTGTCGCTTACTATATCTTTCTGAATGCAGCGTTTATATTTATCGACCATTTCTCCAACAAGTTGCCATTCTGTTTTATTACCTCCGCTTTCGCTTGTTGTTTTAATATAATCAAAACTAAAAATCATAGGATTTCCGCGACCTATCTTGGAGTAATAAAATCTTTTTAAAACGCTAATCTGAGCATCAACGCTCATTCCGCCTACATTATAATAATATAAATGCTTGTAGCGTTTATTGATGGTGTTCCATACTGCTCTAACATTATCTACAACTTCTGCGCCAGCCTTTCGCCAGTTGCCGCTTTCTAGTAGATACATTGGAACTTTAGACATTGCAGCGCATTGTCTAAAAATAAGTTCTTCTTTGCTCATCTCTCCATTATCAAAATGAAGAACTGGAACTTCATATTGTTCAGATACTTTTGTAGTGAAATCTAAACAGAATTGAGTTTTACCTACGCCTGAACGAGCTACAATAACTGTGATATTACCCGGTCTCAAAAGAGAGCCGTACATATCTTGAATTTTAGGATGAGGCCCAGCAAATCCAAATTCTGTAACTGGATTGTTTCCTCGCTCTTCAATAAGAGCTTCCATTTCAGAAAAGATGTTTTCTGGCTGATCGCTGCCAGTTTCGTACAAATTGATCTGATCATTATAAAGCTTATCAGCAGTCTCAATAATGACGTTGTAATCAGAAGATGGAGATATTGACTTCATCTTCTTGTTTATTTCTGCTCCACACATCGCTATTTCGCGGCGTATAGTGTATTTCTTTAATTCTTTAGCAACGCTAATAATTGATTCTGGAGATAGCTTTTTAAGAGATAGTGATTCAATATAATCTGATGGATTAATATTATCTTCGAAAGTTACTCCAAAGTTCTTTACTCTTTGAGAAATAACTACATCATCAATTTTTTCTCCGTTATCGATTGCTTGACGAAGCACGCAAAAGATAGTTCTATTAATTTTGGAACTTTCGCTCCAAAAGTCTTTTTCAGTTATAAAAACAGCGACATCTGAATATCGTTCTGGATATTTAATCAATCCAGCAAGCAACTGAGTCTCTAAATCATACGAATAAATCATGCCAACCGCACATTATCACTCTTCATCGGTGATGTCAATCGAATCTTGACTATTGTTCACTTCGTTTAAATATTTTTCGAGAGCTTTGACGAGTCCCATTTCAACGATTGGGTTGGAGACTTTGGTATAAATCATTGGGCATCCATCTTGAGAGACGTAAGCCACTATAAATCCTTTGGAGGACTCATCGGAACCAGTAAACTCATAGAGTTTATTAAAATAGTTTTCAGGAATTTTAAACTGTTTAAAATTCTCTGATTGTGAATCTCTCTTCATATTATAATATTACACCTTGACTCTCGAAAAGCTCTTTATTTATAGTATCGTTTTCAAATATAGTTACAAGTGTAATTTTGTTAAGTTCACAAAAACGTTCTTTTTTCTTATCTCTATTAAGTTGATGAAGAAAATTCATTCTATTTGTATGGAAGAACTTAACAAATCCAGTGTGTTGTCTGCCTTGAACTTCTATAGCTATCTTTTTATTAGCGTTATAAAAGTCCAAGGTAAGACGAGTTCCAACTATTGGAAACTCTTCAAACACGATATTTTGTTGCCAATAGTTGCTTAAAAATTTCTTAGCTTCTGTTTGAAACTTACTACGACTATTCGCGCTCCAATCAATTAAATAATTGCGAGCGTTCTTGCAACGTCTTTTTTTATTACTCAGTGATAGAAATTCCATCGCCAAAATTTAATAAGTTTTCACTGATGTATTTAAAGAAAAACGATTTCAATTTTTCGTTGTTGTTAACCATCTGTTCAAATTTAGCAGACCCTTGAATCTGAGCAGGAAAGTCTGTGAACCCGGCTTCTTTTAGAATATTCAGAAACTCTTCATCAAAACTAATCCAAGCTCCCTTTTTAATGGCAATCTCCCACATAGTTAGAAAGTCAAAGATTTCCTTTTCGATCCAATTTGATGTTCCGTTCTTTCTTCCGTACTTAATAGGATAACGAATAGTACAGTTAGTTCTTTCATTTGGCGACTTTTTAACTATAATTTTTACAAAATGACCTAGATAAGGATTCTTTTGTTCGTCATAAGAAGCGGTGGGATCTTCAAGAATCAAATCACCCTTGAAGCGAGAATCAAATTCAAAAATCCAATTAGCAAAATGTAGTAAAGCGTTTCCGCCTGTAGCTGTAGTTTGGCGAATTGGAGCCTTGCTATAAGGATCGAGTTTGATATCAGCGCGAACTTGAGAAACGAATACCGCAACATGACCGCGTTTTTGCAAAGCAATGGACATGCGCTTCATTAGATCGGCGGCAATAACTGCGCCACCGGCAACTTTTTGAGATTCTTCAAAAGTTTTTTCTAAATCGCCTTTACGAATCAAGCCATCGACAGAATCGAGTAAAAAGAAATATTGAATCTTTTCGTCGTTTTTTCCAACTAGTTCTCGCATTGAATCAAATACTGTTTCATGAATATTAGATTCAAATACAAAACATGTGCCTTCCACCCATTCGTCACCATTAAATACAAATTTAACTCCAGAACGGTCAATCATCTCTTTGCTTAATCGCCCTTCAGCTTTAATATAAAAGCCCTTACGCTTCTTAGGTTGATCTAAGAAGTTCTTCATGAATTGAAGCGCACAGCTAGTTTTGCCGCCTTCATTGATGCCGCAGAAACGATGCAGCCCAGTGCCAATGCCGCCATTTAAAAAGTAATCAAGAAGAAGGCTTCCGCTAGAAATTTTATACTCTATGCTTTCTTCAAAATTATAATGCGAATCTTTATTATTCTTCAAGAAACTTTTTAGTTGATCTTGAGAAGTGATTATTTTACCGCTTTCTGTTTCTACTTTTACTTCTTTTGTTTTCTTAGTCATTTTAAAAAGTCTTTAACTGTCTTAGGTTTTATACTAATATTGTAGTCTTGTCCAGTCTTTTCGCCAATCTGAACTTCTGTATTTTTGAATTCAGGTTGAAAAATATATTTCTTGTATTTATCTGCAATACCGTTCGCGTCTTCTCCTGCATATAAAGTCAAACAATTGACTTTAACTACGACAAGCTGTTCCCAGAATTTTAAATCAGGAAACTTCTTTAGTAGAGAATTTAATATTCTAAACTGTTTTCCCCAAAATGAAACAGGCACTTTTTGAGGAATATGCAAAAGCTTTCTTAGCAACTCTCTTTTATTCATCCTCGATAGGATAGCATGAAAACCAGAGATGTCAACAGCAAAAAACCGCTGGTTTCCCAGCGGTTTATTTTAATTTATTTTTTATTAAGCTTTTGGATTGAAACCCGCACTCTGAAGATCGGGATTTTTAAGAGCGGATTTTTGTTGATGTAATTTTAGTTTTTCATCTACACTTAGACCTTCGATGGCTGCATCTGGAGTAATATTTCCTGATGGAGCAGCGGGGGTTTCTGGAAAAACAGCTATTTGAGCAGCTTCAGACTTTTCTTCTTCTGGCGTTTCTCCAGCTTCTTCTTCTGGCGTTTCTCCAGCTTCTTTCTTGCCTTGTTCATTTAGCTTTCCTTTTTTATGCATGTTTTTGAGAATTGCTTTTTGAAGTGCTGGAGGTAGGGTTTTTTGTTTTTCTGTCAACTGACCAGCCATTTCAGTTAGCATTGGACGATGCTTCATATATGACATTCCGCACATATATTTAGCGTCACTTGTGGACATTCCAGCAGTGTTTGTTAAAGCATCATCTTTAAGCATACACTCGCTCATGTATTGATTGTGCATATCCATTTCATCATCTTCTATCATATTAGAGATGGAGATTTCAGCTATGAGGTTTTTTGTATCGAATTTTATATTTGATTTCATGTTATTTATTACCTTCTAGTATTTTTATTTGATCTATTGTTTTTGTTAAAATGTCACCTTTTTTGAAATTAGCTCCATCGTTGATAACTTCGTAAGCAATTATTTTGCCCATGTCATCAGGAAGATCTTTAATTTCTTTAATGATTCCTTCACTATTATAGTGTTTGCATGAAGCGTTAATGTTTAGAATTCTCATTCCAGCTTCGATTACGTTTTTATCTTCTTCTGCTTTTTGAGAATATATAAGATAATTATAAACAGCAAATAAGTAATCCTCCATTAAAGTAATTTTGCTTTGAACCCAAGGTTCAATCGCTTCAGCCATTTTCGGATTTGCATTAAGTTTATCGAGCAAGTCCTTAGAATAATCTGAAATATAAGCCAATTGCGCGATTGCCATTTCAGAAGCATCTTCGTTTACATCTTCGGATTCAGTTTCTATTTCTTCAACGATTTCTTCAGCTTGAGCTAGATGAGGAGCTAGTTTTAAAAGATCAGATTCTTCCCACAAGGTAATACCATCCCATTGATGAACAATATCATCGACTCCACCTTTAGAAGTATAATCAGTTACAGACTTCTTTGATTCCCACATTTTACAACTCCAATAATTAGCTTTCCAACGAGGACCGGGGTTTGTATCGCACTTCATTCGGGCGCGAAAACTCTTTCTACGCGCAGGATCATCGCGTTTAATTTCCATGTTTGGATCGCCAAAATTAACTTTTACAACATTGTTGTTTTCATTTTTGACGTAAACAGAAAACTTCTTTGGTCCTTTAGGCGTTCTAAAAGGTTTATTTAAAGTCTTCTTGTCTTTTGACGCTCGTATTTCGTTGCTAAAATTAACCGATATGTTCATTTTGAATTATTTAAGAGTTAGTAAATATTTAGTTTGGTTTACAGATCCTAGTATTTCATCTCTTATGTTTAATAGATCTGTATCTTTCTTTGCGTCAAGCATTGTTGGTAATTCATTTATTAAATAGTTTTCCATATCAAGCATTAAACCCATAGGAGGCATATTTTTATAATTTTCCAACGTTAAATTGAAATTAATCTGAGCTATTATTCTACCATACTTACCCATAAAAGTCTCAACAAATTCATCAATATTTCCAGAA